AACAAGCTTATAAGTATTGAGCTGTTTGACACTTGGATTGACAATCTTGACTCTGCCACTCAAGAGTCTTTTTGTTCATTTGCCGAAGACAACTACTCCATAATCGAATGTTTCTTGTATTCCAAGTTCCTTGGTTATACAGGGAGCATTGTATCGTGTGAAGAATGGGTTAAATCTAATTATAAAAAACCAGATCACCGCAAGATTCTTCTTCTTGAAATTGGAGAGATGCAAGAAGATATTCGTAAATTGCGCGAAGATATTGAAAACTGTGCCGTCAAACGTGACGCAGGTGTTGCGCGTATTGCCAGCATGCAAAAAGAATTGCGTGGCACAATTGCACAAGTAGAACAGTTTACTTCCAACAAGGATCGCAAAGGTCTCTTGATGGCTGGTGCTGATCGTGCCATTCGTGAGTTGATGTTTATTTTTAAGGATGATCCAATTGAATCTCCTTTGCAAGAGGCATCAATGAGTGTATGGTCCCGAATGCAGTTAGAAGAATAAAAATAAAGCAGCACTTCTTGTATAATAAGAACAACAGCATAAATATCATGCCCGCTCCCGTACCCCCCAAAGGTAAACCCGTTGCTGGTAAAGCAGTGCCTCCCAAAGGCAAGCCTGTGCCCGCTGGCAAGGCACCTGCTGGTAAAGCTGTACCCCCTAAGGAGAGCCCTAAAGATAAAATGGCTCGCCTGCGGGAAATGCAAAACAAAAAGAAAAAGTAATTAGGTATTTATCATGGGTGCTTCTGCGCAACGACCAACATCTGGCACACCTGGTGCAGGTGGATCCGGTTTTTACCAAAACGCTTTAAACCAGCAAAAGCAAGCAGTTGCTAATGTGCCTGCAACTCAAGGCGGCAATGATCAAACCCAAGCTGCATATAACCAATATATGCAACAACAAAAAGAACGCTTAGGTATGTTTGGTCGAGGTATTGCGGGGGCAGGTCAAGCTGCCGCAGAACAAGTTGCAGATAACGATGCTCGGCAGAGAGAACGCTTAGGTATGTTTGGTCGAGGTATTGCGGGGGCAGGTCAAGCTGCCGCAGAACAAGAGGCAATGCGTCGTCGTGCGGCTAGTCAACAACCCCCGTCTTCTCCCAAGGGCATTACCATGGGTGCTGGATACGCTAACCGTCCTTTCGGCTAATGCCTGATTCAAAAATGCCACCGGTACTTGTTGCTCATTTTAAAAAGAATGAAGCAACAAACAAAGATGGTACTGAAATGTCCGATAAGAACAAACGGAAAGCGGCTTTGGACAAAGCTCGTCAATATCAAAATCAAAAGAAATGAGTTAGTATTCAGTAATACCTGGTACTAGCTCATGCCTTCTTACGTTCATCTCGCGTATCGACGGAATGCACGTGCGGCGGCAAGAAACCATCAAGTTAAAGAACCTAAAAACTACGAGCAAGCAAAACTTGCACGTGAAGATTTTGGTTACTTCTGTGAGTATGTAGCTGATAAACCTCCGGCAACTCATCACAAAGAATGGCATCGGCACTTTGTAACAAACGAAGACAGTAACTGCCTTATTAAAATTGCTGGCCCCAACGTTGATCTACTTGCTCCACGGGGATCTGCTAAATCAACAGTCTTAGGTTTATTGACTGCCTGGGCCATTGGTATTCACACACAAGCTAAACTTCCTCTTCAGATTCTTTATCTTTCCTACACAGTTGATATTGCACGTTCCAAATCAGCAACTATTAAACGGATTATTGAAAGCAAACGATATCAAGAAGTATTTCCTAAAGTACGTCTTCTTAAGAATGTTACAAGCAACGAGTACTGGTCTATTGATCATAAATTTGCAGGTATTGAAGTAACAGGTGATGAACAATTTACACTCTGTGCTGCTGGCCTTAAAGGTTCAGTGACCTCCAAACGTTCACACTTGGTAATGATTGATGACGCTATTAAGTCTGCTGCTGATATTGGTAATCCTGACATTCGTAAAACAATGCAGGACAATTGGAACGCAGTGATTTCACCCACAATGTTTGAAGGAGCTAGGGCTATCTGCCTTGGCACTCGCTTCAGGCATGATGACATTCACGCCACCACATTCAACGAACAAAACAACTGGACACAAATTGTTTTATCAGCAATTCAAAACGATCCCAAGACGGGAGAGGAAGAGTCCTACTGGCCTGATATGTGGTCGTTAGAGTACCTCAAAGAAAAGAAACGACAGGCACCTATTGCTTTTTCGTTTCAATACATGAATCAAGTGGTCAGGCAAAATGAACTTTCACTGGCGCCAGAACTTATTGTTAAGGCAGAAATTGCAACAGAGTTTGATGCCCTGGGAATTGGTGTCGACTTGTCTGCGGGCCTTAAAGAAAAGAATGATTACACGGTGTTTATATTGGGTGGTCGGATTGAAGATCGTATCCACATTATTGATTATCGACGTATTCGCGTCATGGGTAATTTGGAGAAACTAGATGCAATGAAAGAGTTAATGAATGATTGGTCCATTATTGGACAAGATGAAAATAAAAATTATTTTCCAACATATTCAACGTGCGATATCTGGTCTGAAGCTGTGGCGTATCAGGCATCTTTGGAAGCAGATTTTAAAAGAGTTTGCTTAAATGACGAGGGTCTTTATAACTTGATTTGGCACCCGGTTAAAGGATTCCGCGCAGATAAACTTGCACGGTTTAGAGGTATTATTGGTATGTTTGAAGATCGCAAAATCATCTTTAATCGTTATAGAAACTTTACTAATTTGTTTGAAGAGTTAACTAACTTTGGAGTCAGTGGTCACGACGATTGCGTTGACGCTCTTGTGTGGTTGGTAACCGGTCTAGCAAGGAAGGGTAATCTTCATCTTGATTACTAACAGTAAAATAAAAGAAAATGTATCGAGATTGTGGCCGCGCTTCCTGCTAACTTTTGGGGTCGTAACCAAGACCGCTTGCACGCGTTATACGAACGTATCTTAGATAACGAAAGAAAGATCGATATCCTCCAGGAGCACATTAATCGAATGCCATTGGAGTACGTATTGAAAGTTGACTTCCTGCGTGAACTTCAGCAAATGCATGATAATTTTAAACAAATCAACGCAAAACTTGATAAGCTTATTGAAAAACTTTAAGTTACATGAATTACGTCCTTGAGGTCCAAGAAGACGAAAACGGTGATCCGTTCATTGTCTTACCTGAAGAAGTCCTTGAAAGTCTTGACTGGCATGAAGGTGATGCCCTTGACTGGAAAATAAAAGGCGAAGGATTTATTATCAGTAAATTGAACGACCCTGCCGGGTATGTGGTATTAGAGGAGTAAAATAAAAAGAACGAGAAATATAGAAATGTATTACGGCGGTTCAGCAAACGTACCAGGCGCACCTGGAAACCCCGGCTTTTTCCCTTCTACTGGGTATAGCCCTACTTTTAATCCGTTTATTGCAGGCAACCCTAGTTTTGACATCAGTCCTAATAAGCAGCCAGCCCAACCTGGCGTGGGACCACAAATCCCCAACATGTACATGCCAACTCAAATTTTAGACCCAAGGATGAGACAACAACGTATAGAAGAATCTGTGCCAACCACTGCCGTGCGTATGGCTGGTTTAATGCCCGGCATGACCCCAATGGGTAACGCTGGTTTTTATGCTGGTCCTCAACTAGGCCAGTCTGTTCCTCCTGGCTTTCAAAATAAAATTGTGTCATGACCAAGAAAAGAAAACTAATTAAACAAGCACTCAAGAAGCCAGGGCTTTATACGTTTGGTGAATTAGTTTTTTTCCAAACGTGGCTAAAGCATAGAAAGGAACGCAAAGCTGCTAAGATTCAAAAAGAACAGGTTAAAGATTAATGGCAGTCGATACCAAAGCTCGCTTAAAAGAGATTATCGACGCAGCCGTCGAAAAAGAACCTGGCGTTCACGTAGACACCATGATCGTGGGGTCACATCTTGCCCAAATGAAAATGTTTGGGATTCGGCAAGGTGTTGAATTTTTTCCCACACAAGATAACTTTGGTAACCAGCGCAAAGATTTTCTCGACCGTGTAATCAAATACAATCAACTGGACGTACGCCTAGATTCAATCTGGGATTATTTTCTGTGCGATGGCAAAGGTATTTTTTATATTCGCCCAACCAAGTCAAGTTATCGTCTTTATTATTTCCGTAGTCACGAATATCGCAGCTACTACAACGTAGATGGTGAGTTGGATGAAGTTGTGATCATCTACAGCTATAAAGTCAAGCAAGGCAATGGTTTTGGCGATAACGTAGCCGTTTCTAATCTCACGGGAACGGCCACTCTTGGTGCCCAAGGATCCAAACGTTTTATTAGGCTTTCGATTAAACGACGCACGATTGAAGAAACCCACTCCGAAAGTGAAATGTCGTTTGACATGCCAAACTACACGGCACGTGGCAAAACTAAAACATTTAAAAACAGTTTAGGTTTTATTCCGTGCGTTGAAATTTTCAACAATCCCAAAGGTTTTTCAACTGAAGGCACGGGTGAATTTGATTCCATGGCCAGCCACATTGTGGTGCATGACGAATTGGTTCGTACTATGCGAAAGAACGTGCAGTTCTTCGGTAACCCAACTCTTCTTTCATCTCGTCCCAAGACTGACCTTATGGAATCAGGGGCTGATACCACGGTTCAGCGTCCATCTATTGCAGCTAACTCAGGTTTTGGTAGCCTGTCTTCCTTAAGTAGATCTACTTTTAAACAAGATCCAATCAGTCGTGGCATTGATGGTCAGATCCGTGTGCCACGTGTTATTGCAAACCTAGAGCCAAACGAC